CTTGACGTTACTATTATTGAAAATATAAGAAATTGGTTTTTCTACGTCTATTGTAGTGGTTATTAATTCATTTTTATAATATGTCAAACCTCTAAAAGTAGAAGCAATATCATTTAATAATTTCAAACATTCTGTTTCATTATCAATATATATATTGGCACAAAATCTAGGTTCTAAAGCGTCTCTATAATTTAATGTTCTGGGAGAACAAGACCCCTTTATTTCACTTCCTGAAACTGTACCGCTGAAAACAGGAGTATTTATTATGTTATTTACATAAGTATTTTTAGAAAAATTATCAGCATACCATTGAAGAATAAAACTTTTAGCACCGTTTTCTGTATTCGATTCGCTTCTGGAAATGATATAAGATAGAGCATTATTTGAAGAAGCATTTATTGTAAACGAATCAACATATTTAGAAAACAAATCTCCAGAAGGTTCTTTTTCTAAAGCTTTTCTTGGTCCAAAATCGTTGATTAATTTCACTCTAAAACCAGCGCCACCTGTATCTTCTACACTCCAAATTATTTTTTTGCAATTATTTGATATGTCGCCAGAACTGTTTTTCCAATCGTATAAATAAATAATTGAATTGCAAGCGCCGCCATTATTTTTAGCATATTTTGAAGCTTCTAAAACAGGAGGATATTGTGTTTTGAAAGTTTCTAATGTTCTTCCTTTTTTCTCTATATATATAACATTTGGATCTTTTTCATCAGGACTTGGAATCACATAAAAAGAATCTTCAGAAAAAGCTTTTGGATAAGAAGTTTTAACCAACTCATCGCAATATTTAGATATCTTATATAGCTCCCATTTATTAAGGTCTTTTTCAATTATGTTTCCATTGCCAACACCATATCTACTATTTGTGCAAATATCATAAAATATCCATGCTGGATTATCTGTCCATCTTAAAAACGAATCAAAAACACCATTCCAATTCCCAGTATATTCTTTAGCCTCAGAATCATAATTGGAAGGAACTTTAATTTTTAAAAGTTTCAAATCAAAAGTTCTAGCAGGATCTTGTTTAAAATGTCGCGAACTAACGCCTGTTCTTATACAAGCAGTAAACGGATAAGCAAATGTGCCTCTGCTTTTTACTCTTTCAACAATAGCCGATACAGAAAGACTTATAAATTGAGAAACATCTTTAGGCTGTATTTTCTGGTTTAAACAATAAACTTTAACATAATAATTATTCGATGTCTCTGCATCCAAATTTAAATTTACAGTTATTTCATCAACGAATCCAGCTTTACTCACGCCATCTTTTTGATAAATTATAAAAGTTCTATTACTGCTATAATCTTGAGATAGCTCAACCGCTAATAACATCTGAAGATTGCCAGTAGTTCCATCATCAGATTTAAAAAGCTGATCTATTCTTATTTGAACGCCTAATTGATCTGCATATTTATTTACTATTTTATGAGAAAACTCTAAACAAGAAGATTTAGCTTGATCTAAAGTAGAAACAAGACCATCAAAACTAGAACCTAAAGAAAAAAGATTAACTATTTTATCCCTGAAACTGTCAGGTGGCGTAACAATTGAATATTGATCATCTGTCTTACTAAAAGCAAATAGACCATCGCGTGGGGCTGTCCATAAATTAAACCTTGTTCCAAAATCATTTTCATTTAAATATAAAGCTTGAGAGTATCTGTAAATTGTGGATGGATACTCACCTATATTTTCAAATTCATTACCATAAAAAATATGAAAATCAGTAGCATTAAAATTTAATTTTTTTAATTTAGTATCTATTAATGGAACATCATTATAATACAATCCCTTTCCTAGAACTATATCATTAGAAGTATTAATCGGTATATACTTTAGCAAATTGCCTTCTTTATCGACCAACCCTTCCACAGGGCCTTCACATATCACATCAGTGGCGAAGAAATATTCATCGCTTTCTAACTTCATTTCCGCTTCATTTACTGGAACAGAAACTCTAGAAACAGAAGTTACTGCTAATTTTTGAATTATATCAACCATAATTATAGACTGTAAGGTATTTGATTTGTATCTACTGAATACGCAACTCCATTATAATAATTAATAGTAGGATTGGAATTAACCATGATTTGTTTTACTCTCATGTCATTAGAAACCACAGCACTACCAACTCTCAATCGCCCATAACCAATAGGTATAACAATATTTCTATTTAAAACATTTCTGACTCCACCGATAATTGTTGAGTCTGTTTTTATATCTTTTGGAGCTTTAGGACTTAATACAAACATTAAAACAATCGACAAAACCATCATAGTTATACCAATTATCATCCAAGTTGTACCAGTAATAGCACCGCCTTGAACAATCGGAACAATAGAAACTTCTTTTTTATTTTTCAAAGTTTTGCTTTTTAACAAATGCGCTGGCATTGCTTTTCCATCAATATATACTATAAAATGACTAAATATCTTCTGCCAATCAGCAAAAATTTTAGAAAAATTATTTAAATTAGCATTAAATGCTTGAAATATCTCGAAAACCGATTCTACATCAAGCTCCCAGTCATTTCCTAAATCTTTTGCAAGAGATCCTTCTAGTTTTACAGTTATCATATAGATTTATAATAAAATTCATCTTTATTTACACTATATAACAACATTGGTAAGCAAAAATATTGTTGGTTTTCTAAATCCCAATCTGAGAAACCATCTATTATAACGTGTTCAGGATGACTATGAAATAAAATACTATTTCTAAAAACACATTCTTTAGGATCAATTACAAAAAAATTACTAGGATCTGGATGTAAATTTTTACAAGACTTATAGTACTGTTGATCATTTTCGAAAACTATAAAACCACAAACTTCAATTTTTGAAGCTCTTGATAGTTTTCTTAGATCATGAAGCAACTCATCATCAACCGGGAAGTCTGTATTCATAAGAAACTGTGCCGGGAAAACTACCAAATGGAAGTGTTCCTAAATCTCCAAATCTTAAACTACATCCATTTAAAGTTTTTGAACATTTATCTTCTTTCCAATTTATAGTATCATTAAAAGGATTTTTACCACTAGAGTTTTCACTTATTAAAACGAAAAACTTGGAAGGCGTTTCGTTGTTTTTCTGTATGAAAGGTTCATTAAAATCATAATCTATATTTGCATCTATTTTTACAAAGTCTCCTCTCACATATAAAGTATTAGGATCGTAATCGCCTTTATAATTGATTTTATCTAAACTATAACTATCGAATTTTGAAATTGTTGGATTTGCTGTAGCAAGGAATGTTTTATTATTTTCATCTGCCATCGGTATTCCTAAATTTCCTTCTTGAGCGTAATTTCCAGTGAAATAATCTGCGCTGCTCTTTGTTTCATAATAAGAAATAACAGAAGAATAAGGAATAGAATATTTAGTGCATAAATAATTATTTACTGCATCAACTTGTTTTTTGGTTAATGTTCCTTCAAAAATTATCAACTCATACAAAACAATTTCACTATATTGAGAAGCTGGAAGTATAGTTGTGTCAAAATTTATACTTGGATAATTAAAGTTAGATGATGTGTAAGTTGTTGGGGGAACGTTTGATTTTACGATTTCTCCGTTTTTAGTAAATAAATTATTAGCAGTATTTAATTGATTAACTAAGCCGTACACAATTGGATTGTTTAATTGTGCTTTTACGCTTCCATAACTACAATAAAATTGAGCGCCAGCATTTTGAAAATAAGCAGAGTCTGCATAACTAGAACCATCCTTTGCCATGTATCCCAGTAAACAATCATTATATGCAGCCTGCAAACCTCTTTGCATACGACCACCAACATTGATTGCATCAACCATTTCGCTAACATAAAAAACAGTAGTATTTATTGCGCTATAATCTTTTACTACATATAACGAATCTGTAGTATTGAATAAAATACCTTGTTTATTATTTAAACGCCCATTATTAGTGTATTTTTTGGGGCTTCCTCCTAGAGTTACAGTTTTAGAAGTTCCAGATTGATCTGCCCAAGCTGTTAATTTAAGCCAAGTTGTTATTACATTATTTTTTGTTGTCTTTGTAGTAGTACCATCAAAAGTAACTCCAGTATCAGCTAATAAATGAGTTGAAAGAGTTGGAAAAGTTCCAAACAATGTAGTATTTGAAGTTACAGACGACAATGTTGAAAATTGTATTTGCTTAACTTTCATTACTGGCCCTGAATATCCATAGAATTTTCCATAATTACACCCGCAACCTCTATATTGCCATTGACAAGTATTATTATAAATCTTTCTTGTAGGACAAGTTAAACCGTCAATATCCAATATGTTAGCTAATTCAAAATCTACCTTTTCTTTGCTTTCATTATTTTTCTTGTGAATAATATAAGTATCCAAAGAAATATAATCAGTAAAAAAGTTTGTACCTAATGTGTTTTTATTAGTTCCACCGAAATTTGAGTCGTCCAAATCTTTTGCCAATATCTTTTTTCTATAAAAACGCTTACCAAGAAAATCATTTCTATCTTTAATTATATTTGATATATAATTATTAACATTAGCAATAGATAAAGATGGGCGATTCTGTTTACCTTCGGAATTATATTCTAAATTAGAAATCTCTGAAGGTATATAAATGTAAATACGTCCTTGAAAAACAACATCTTTTGTTAAATTCTTAGAACCGTGAAACAAGAAATAACCCTCGAAATCACTCAGCTTAATCTCAAAAAGATCAATAACTAAATTATTTTGAAGAGTAAACAGGTTTGACATATTAATTATAAAGTTTTTAAAATCTATTTCTATTACTTGTTAACTGCGTAAAAATTTGTAAAAGGATGAGATAAATCAGGAGGAAAAGCCAACGAAGTTGTTGAATTTGTAATTTGCAAATCACTAGTCGATTTCAAAAGTAAATTTCTATATTTAAAAGCGAGCGACTCAATAGTCTTTTTAGAATTATTTTTCATTTCAGAAACTGTTCGTCCCCCGCCTTGTATATAATTAAACAAAAACATATCCGCTCTTGTTCCACTTGTAGTACTATAATATTTATTACTTAATGAAATGTTATAATTAGAAGAAGAAGGTAATGTAACTTTTTGATCAAAGGCCATTGTGGCGGAAAAAGCCGGAACACCATTTACTAAAGTTTCATATTTAAGATTATAAAATGGATAATTTACTGATGTGTCATATTGATTTATGTTTCCCACGCTTCCATCCATATAAGTATACATTTCAACAAAAAATAATGAAAAACTATTATAATTCACACTAGAACCATCATTTACAGTTACTAAAACTGGTGCATCTGAGCTAGATAAATTTGTTCTTAAATTATAAAGATTTGATAAACTACAGATTTCATTTTTAACACTAGTTTTATCGCCAAATCCTTGTGATTTACCAGTCGATAAACCTATAAATCCCCCCGTCTGTGTCAACCATCTATCATAATCTATATAAAAATCTTCATTATATTTATTAGTAGGAGCCAGAGCAAGTATTTCAGTATTTAATCTTGGTGATATATTTAAAAGATACGATGAATCATTTAATGTTGACGCATTCAAACTAAATCTACAAATATTACTTGCCGCTCCTTTTACAGGAGAAAAATTTATAAAATTAAGATTTGCATTAGAAAAACTTGAAGCAACAAATTTATGAACACTATTTGTTCCATCAATCAAAGAACCACTATTATTAGCTAAAGCAAATACTAAAATAGTATATGTTGGATAAGTGGTTGGAGACATTGCATAACTAGTATTTTCTACAGCTTGATTAGCTAATAATTTATAAAATTTCAAACCATAAGCTGAAGCGCATTTCAAACAACCCGCACTTCCAGTCAATATCAAATTACTAACGCCTGAACTATCTGACCATGTATTGAATGTATCGCCAGCAGTTGCAGAAGATAAAGAATCTGTATCTAATCTAAAAAATAAAGAATTATTACTAAAAGTATTTTCTTTTATATTTAAATAAATATTAG